TTCCAAAATTCATTTGATGGGCGCTCGCGTTGATAAAATTCAGCCAATGACGTTTGATGAATTTCGCAAAAAATGGCGTCAAATGCGTGACAATAACGCTAACGCCGCATTGCGTTATTTTAATCATCAGAATGACGAGTTTAAATTCTGCGTACTTACACTGGCAAACCGTGAAAGCCCGAAAAGTTTTAAGCCGGAGGAAATAGGAAAGCCATTTCAGTATTTCGAAGAACACCGCAGGAGGCTGATTATTATTGCCATGAATAAGATGGCACGATGGGGCAGCATTTTACCTCGCCAGTTTTCAACCGCAGACTGTTTTTTACCTGAGTAAATAAAATTCAAAAATCAATGGCGTAAACCCGCCGGGCATTCTTTTGCCTAAATTCTGGAGAAATTGAAATGCGAAATATAGAGATAAGAAAATTTGACGCCGACGTTGAGCAGCTTTCCGCAATCATCACATCTGCCCGTGCTGAAGAACGCGCCGAGCGAGGCCTGCAGGTAGCTCGCCGCCTAACTGAGATTGCTATGCGTATTCAGCAAAAAGGGCTGAGCGGTATTGAAGCCGCCGAGCTGCTGCGTCAGGAAGCCGAGCGTTATCAGACCGAAGCGCAGGAGGCTATCCACTGATGGCCGACTCAATGGACATGGCGCAGGCTCGCGCCGACGAGCTGCTGGCGCGCAACATCGCTAGCGTGGTTAACCGCCCGGTCAATGTTGCGGCTTCTTTCTGTGAAGACTGCGACGCGCCAATCCCCGAAGCACGCCGCCGTGCCATTAACGGTGTGACTCGCTGCGTGGAATGTCAGGAACTTAAGGAGAAATTCAATGCTTTCAATTAACGATACTCACGATATTTCCGTCGCAAAAAACGGGGATTATGTTTTAAGCCGAATGGTATGGCGAATGGTTGAGGGAAAGCGTGTAAGGGTGTCCGAAGTAGTCGCTATTTACAAATCCGAAATCCTGTTAACTCGCGATCTCATTAGTGATTGCGTTGGAATTGCTGAGCACCAAAAAGAAATAAGCGAGTTAGGTCAAATGTCGGGCATATATAGCCGTTTGATTATTGGCTGTGAGGAGATTTTTTCTATTCTTTTCCCACTTCGCGAGCAAAGAATAACCGAATATAAAATGCGTATGCGTCAGGAAGAAATGCGTGCAAATGCATCCAAAGGCGGTGCGGTATGAGCACGATTCTGAAGTGGGCGGGCAATAAGTCCCGCGTAATGCCGGAATTGCTGACGCACTTGCCGGAAGGTGATCGCCTGGTAGAACCCTTCGCCGGTTCATGCGCAGTAATGATGAGCACCGATTACCCGGCCTATCTGGTTGCGGATATAAACCCTGATCTGATCAATCTCTACCGTCAGATAAAGGAGCATACCCGCCCGTTTATCGTTATTGCGGCAAGCCTGTTTAATCAGAACGTGACCGGTGAAAGCTATTACGCCGTCCGCGAGGCGTTTAACCACAATCCGGCACTGCCTCTACTGGAGCGCGCCGCTTATTTCCTCTACCTGAATCGCAATGGCTATCGTGGTCTTTGCCGCTACAACCGACGTGGTGAATTTAATATCCCGTTTGGTAACTACACAGAGCCATATTTCCCACTGACTGAGATTGAGACATTTGCAGAGAAAGCACAGCGCGCGACATTCATCTGCGCCGACTTTCGCGAAACGCTGCGCCTGACCAAAGCTGGCGATGTGGTGTACTGCGATCCACCGTATGACGGAACTTTCTCGGACTATCACTCTGCAGGTTTTGGCAAAGATGAGCATCACAATCTGGTCAGCATGTTACTCGACGTCTCGGAGCGCTGCCCGGTTGTGGTTTCAAACAGCGATACCCTCTACACCCGCAGCATTCTTCGCGCTTTCGATATCACCAGCATCAGCGTAGCCCGTTCGGTGGGCGTTGCTGCAGGTAAAAGCAAGCGCGCATCTGAAATCATCGCCACGCGTATACCATCGCCTCAATCAGAAAGGATTGCATCATGAACCACGATAAGAATCAGGCGCTGATTCAGTTGGCATCTGAAATGGTTGAGAACTTAGTTGATTGCGGATCTGCTGAACCAGAGATTGTTAAGCAACATAAAGCTTGGGCGCTAAAGTACGTCGTTAAAGCTTTTGCATCTATTCAGCGACGTCCGCTTGCTGTTGAAAAGCCATGTGCTCAATGGAAAGAAGAAGCAATTAAGGCACACGAAGAAAACGAAGAGTTACAGTCCCTGTGTAACGCGCTGGCGGCTGAGGGTGCGCGGATGCGCATCGCCATCGACCGCACTATCGGCTGGCAGGAATCAGTGGATGCAGAGAATACCGAAAGTGTTCGCTCGCTGCATGAACTTGATACTCCAGCCACCAACGCCTACCTAAACTCTGTGCGGGCTGAGGGGGTGGAGAGGTTGGCGAATGCGCATCAAGCCATCGTCGCTGCGCTTAATGGTGATTGTTTATTCTCTGGCAGTGAAAGCAAACACGCTGACATTGTGGCTGCTGCTTTATATTTCGCCGCCCAACTCCGCGCCGGTAAGCAGAATGACTGAGCAATACGCTTACCCGTGGAATGCTCCACGGGAAGCTATCGCCAGCCCGTATCTCACCTATGAGGAAATGCACAGCCGCAGTCAGATGATTGCGGCTTTAGCGCGTGCGCAGGAGCTACTCGAAAAGCAGCCGACCCTTATCCAGATCGATGTAAAGCGCCGGGTCAGTGAGCTGGAAAAAACACAGGGTATTGACCGTGCCAATGCGTACTTAACGAAAACTTTCGTTGAGCGCACATTGCCACGCGTTGAAACCGTTAACGCTCAATATCGCCTCGGTGAAATGAGTCACGGCACGTTTAACCTGCTGGCAGGAAATGCCACTAAACAGGCAGGCGCGGCCAGCGCGGGCGGCACACTTTGGGAGCTGATGCGCCGTTTTAACCGCCTGCCGGATATGGCGCGCGCCGACGTCGATTTGCTTGCCGGAGATGTAGCTAATTTCATCCTCGCCGAGCTGGTACAGGCACACGCGCAGGCCAGCGATGAGTCAGATTATAAATACACGCACCGCGTTTACATGACCGCCGCCACCATCACCCGCGAACTGAGCCAGACGCCGCCATTATGGGATAAAGTCACGTCCAGGCTGTTTGACCCGGAGGAAGTTACCCCGGCGATCATGCGTATGCAGACGGAAAAATGGTGGAAAGGCCGACTGCGCCGCGTGGCCGCATCATGGCGTGAACACCTTCAAATCGCCCTGGCTAACGTCAGCAAAAAGCACACCCCTTACGCCAGCAGCATGACCGTTTCAGAGTGGCGCGAGCAGAAGCGCCGCACCCGTGAATTTCTGAAAGGGATGGAACTGGAAGACGCAGAAGGCAACCGCATCAGCCTTATCGATAAGTTTGACGGCAGCGTTGCTAATCCAGCTATCCGCCGCTGTGAGCTGATGACCCGCATTCGCGGTTTTGAAGATATCTGCAATGAAATGGGGTTCGTGGGTGAGTTTTACACGATCACTGCACCATCCAGATATCACGCCACTATCAAAACGGGGCATCGCAATCGTAAATGGAATGGTGCCAGCCCGGCCGATACGCAGCGTTATCTTTGCAATGTCTGGCAGAAAATCCGCGCCAAACTTCACCGCGACGATATCCGCATCTTTGGGATCCGTGTCGCGGAGCCGCACCATGATGCGACTCCGCACTGGCACATGCTGATGTTCATGCGCCCGGAGGAGGTTGAGCAGGTGCGCAAGGTTATACGCGATTATGCACATAAGGAAGACAGCAGCGAGCTGACAACAGACAAAGCCCGCAAGGCCCGTTTTCATGCCGAAGCCATTGATCCAGATAAGGGCAGCGCCACGGGTTACATCGCTAAATATATTTCAAAAAACATCGACGGCTATGCGCTGGATAATGAGCTGGATGATGAAAGTGGAAAAGAGGTCAAAGAGACAGCCCCTGCAGTATCTGCATGGGCTGCGCGCTGGCACATCCGGCAATTCCAGTTTGTGGGCGGCGCGCCGGTAACGGTTTACCGCGAGCTGCGCAAGATGGCTGATAGCGAAACCGCACACGGCCTGAGCGTCGAGTTTGCGGCAGCGCATGATGCCGCCGATGCAGGAGACTGGGCCGGATACGTTAACGCGCAGGGCGGGCCGTTTGTGCGTCGCGATGATCTGGCTGTGCGCGCCTGGTATCAGACAAGCGAAGATGTGAATGAATACGGTGAGGAAACCGTGCGCATTAAAGGCGTTTACGCAACAGAAGTTGGTGACGATACGCCGATCTTAACTCGCCTGACAGAGTGGAAAATTGTTCCGAAACGTGCCGTTGATTTGGCTTTTGAATTTAAGGACGCGTCCGCGTCCTCTCGGAGTTCTGTCAATAACTGTACGGGGAGTTTGAGATCTGAGGATTCAAACCCGCCGGAAAGTTTCGAAAAAATCGACCTGGACGGCATGAGCAGGAAGGAACGGCGTCAGCTTTTAAGCCGGATAAGGGCGCAGAAGCCAGAAAAGCGGCATCTGAAGCTGAGGCGGTCTGACAAAATCGAAGCTGCGTGCGACAACGTAATAGCCCAGGTGAAAGATTTAAGCGGTGAAACCATCAGTCGCGGGATAGCTGTGCGTCTGATCGGCGGCACGCAGACTAAAATCGCTGGTCAAATGTTCCGCAGCTTACCTAATGGAGAACTGGCCCGCCCAATACTGGAGCCGAAACAGTCTTTCGCATTAGAACGATTTAACCGATTAGCAGAAAAGCACCGAAAAAATATAGAAAAATAATGTGCTGCTGTTGGAAATTCCTAAGCAATCATTAATCAGCTGATTGTTGTTATTCCAAGCTACGATTTAACGGCATGTGTAGATAAAAATGTTCCTTATCAGCGAGATAAAAAATTAATCAGGCTAGGACATTTTTCTTTATCAACCTGTAAATGCTGTGCTACTGTATAAATAGACAGTGTTTTAGTGGGGAGGGCACATGGATAACGGTTTAAAAGAGCGAGTGATGCTTGAGCGGGTAGAATTGATTGCGCGGCTTACTTCTGAAGGGATCTGCAGGGAGCAGGACAGAGTGATCGCTTTGAGTCTTATCGCTGAATTGGCGCGTAATACCTCAATGGCTAATCAACAGTT